TTAACCTACTATATTCGTTTACATTGGGTTTAAAATACTACTACTTTATTGTCAGAATTAAATTCTGCTTTTAGACCTATATATCTAGCATGTCTAATGATTTCCATATATTCTGATGGTATCCCTGGGTTTAATAAATCCTTATATTCTAATTCATCTTTAATGCAAGCATATATGGTTGCTAACTGGTCTTGATTAAATTTAATCATCTCTTCAAAATCTATATTGAATTCTTTAATACCATCCATATATCCAAGTATTACATAATTCATTACAGAATATGGAATCTCTTTGGTTATATTATTAGTAATCCATTCTAGAAGCTCTTTATAATCTTTAGAATCTGTAAGAGCTTTAAGAATAATCTGAATCTGAGATTCATTATAACCCTTCTGAATAACAAAGTCTAATGTCTCTCTTACGTTATTACTAAAGAATCTAGATAACTCTTTAACCATACCTAGCTTAATAGAGTTTAATCCTAGAGCAAATACCTCTTCAGCATCTAATGAGGTATCAATATTATAGAGATCTATATAAGACTCTATCCAATCTCCACTCATCTTAGCTACTGGTAATAGCTCTTTGTAAATCTGTTCTTTTGTTTTCATAATATCCTCCTTGAATAATAAGATTACCATTAAGTTATATTATCTATATAACGTTATTTGACGACATCTAAATATAAATGATAATTGAAAGGAGGGATTTGTGTGAATTTTAGTAATAATATTGTGATTAGAAATACACCGATGCCTAATGGGCAGAATATGTATGGACAAGCCCCAGTAAATTACCCTCGACAGAGACAGCCACAATCTAGAGTTGTATATTCACAGAAAACTACTAAGAATAAATCATTCTTAGATATGCATCATTATCTTAAGAGTATTGGTATTAAGAATAATGAATTCATGTTAGCATTATTAGATCCAGATCTAGATGGTATTAATCCACATGATCCATTACTTAATGCTTGGTATAAACAGAAAATACTTAGAGAATGTATATGTAACTTCTGGTACTTTATAAGAGAAGTTGTTAGATTACCATCATCTGGTGCTGCTCCAATGATGTATAAATTAGACCGTGGTAATATGGCATATAATTTTGTTTCAGGTTTAAATCTTAATACATTCTTAGAAGAACCTCGTCAGTGTGGTAAAACCACTGGAGTTATTATTAGATATTTATATCTATATAATTTTGGTACTACTAACTCTAAGATGGCATTCCTCCATAAAGGTATGGAAGGTGCTAAAGATAACTTAACTACATTTAAAGCTATTAGAGATTTACTACCACCATATTTATTATTATCAGAGAAAGTACTCCCTGGAGGTAAAGTAGATAAGGGTAGAAATAATACTACTGATATAGCTAATCCATTTAATAATAATAGTATTAAGACTTTTGCTTCTGCTACAAATAAAGCAAGAGCTGCATCTCTCCTCAGAGGTAAGACTCTTGTATTACTTTGGTATGATGAGTATGGTTTCTTACCATATAATGATGTAATATATATGAATGGTGCTCCTGCATTTAAGACTGCTTCTGCTATCGCTAAACAGAATGGAGCTCCATATGGTATTACTATAACTACAACCCCTGGATTTATGAGTACTCCTGAGGGTAAAGAAGCATATGCTATGAAAGAATCTGCTACTGTATTCTCTGAGAGTTGGTATGATATGACTTATGCTCAGATTATGGAGATTATTAATTCTAATACTTCATCTAATTATGTATACGTAAAATATACATATCAGCAGTTAGGTTGTTCAGATGAATGGTTTAATGAAGTATGCTTGCTGTTAAAGAACTCATGGCCTGACATACGAAGAGAGATACTTCTTGAGTGGGCTACTGGTGTTGATAATTCACCATTTGCTCCAGATGATTTAGATGCTATATCTGGTATGATTAGACAACCAATATCTGTAGTATATCTTCTTAATAAGTATAGATTTGAATCATATCTTCAGGTTGATACTAGAACATATCCACCGATTATTGGTGTCGACGTTGCTGGTGGTTATAAGAAAGATAGTTCTACAATTACCATTATTGATTCTCTTACAACTAAAGTATTGGGTTGTATGAATTGTAATTATATTAGTACATTAGACTTGGCTAGATGTATTGAGTTTATTGTAAAGAATTGGATGCCTAATGCTGTAGTGAATGTAGAGCGTAATGGTGGATATGGTGCTACAGTAATATCTAAACTCTTAAAGATGGGATTAAGAAAGAATCTCTATTATGAGATCAAAGATAAAGTTGTAGAAGAACGTCAGGATGGTATCCATGCTTATAAACAAAAAGTTAGAGTTAAAGAGTATGGTTTAAACTCATCGAAGGATGTAAGAAAGAATCTTATAGATATTCTTATAGAGAGAGTTGAGAATCATAAAGATAAGATTATATCACCAATAATATATAATGAGTTATTAGGTATGGAGATTAAACGTAATGGTAAAGTAGAACACTCTGCTGCAACACATGACGATCAGGTCTTCTCTATGCTTATGGCTTTATATGTATGGTATGAGGGTGTAGATCTTGGTGAACGTTATGGTATTAGAAAATCTACTATTAAGACTGATGAAGATATAGATGAATCATTAGATTATTATAGTGATGATTCTGGAGTAGAGATAGTAAGTCATTTTGTTACTGATGAAGCTTCAGTAAATCAAGAAATTAATGCTGATCTTAATGCTGCAATAAATGCTGCTGGACCAACTATAAAAGAATATATAGATAGAGTTCTAGAGCAAGAGAGACAGAAGTTTAATGAGTTTGCATTAACCCCGTTAGGATCTAAAGCATATAGAGAAGCATATAATCTTCCACCAAATGCTAGAATAGAAGATTATGTTGGTGAACAGAATGCTCATTCTGATATTCCATATAGTGTATTTGATAATTTCTATAAAGAGAATACATCAATATCGAATCCATATGATGATGGTAGTGGAATATATGATCAGATTGGTGCTGTGCCAGCAGATGTTGCTATGACAATGAATGATGGAGATTATAATTATTATGAGCATTTTAACTTTTAGACCATATACAGGGAAGCCTTAATTGGCTTCCCTAATATTTTATTTAATATGCGTAGTAATACACAATATTAAGATTTAATATATTTTAACCTAAAGGAGGGTTTTGCCATGATTAGTAACATGGAGGCTTATAATATCAATAATGAATATGAATTGCTTGAAGCAATCAGACATTTCGACTCTGATTATATCTTTTCTGTCATTAATGATAAGATTAATAATATAAACTATCTAGGAGTCTTAGAAGATCCTAACATGGTTGATGCCATAGAGCAGAATTTTAAGATCATGCAAGATACTTACACTGGAGATACTCAGAATATTAAGATTATTAGAGAACAGTTGTATCTTCAGATTATAGATCTTCTCTGTTCTAGATTCAATCTTCAGTATAATACTGTAGATCCTAATATTGATCTATATACTGCTGCTAAGTATTTATATGAATTCTTAGTTTGTAATAGATCTACAATGATTATTCAGTTCTTTACTACAGCAATAATCAATTATAAAGAGTTTATATATAACTCTATTAACTCTTCTATATCTCGTAGGGATAAGAATGCTTCTACTTCATATGCTAAGACTGTATATGATGATGAGAAGTATATCCTTATAGCATCTAATGTAAGTATGGCTACTAATTATATCTATAGTATGGATATTAAGTTATCAGATATCTTTGCTACAGTATACAAAGATCCAAATGTAGTACAGTTCTTAGATAATGCATTTGCTGACAGGGGTAGTTTCTTTAGAGATGTATATTGGCATGATATTACTAACCCAGAGAGTGGACCAATGCTTATATCTAATATCAAGATGGCATTACATTCTATGGTTAATAGTAATAATACTACCATAGAAGATTATATAAATAAATAATTTGGAGGATAAAGATGGATAACAATATTATATCTATTGAGCATGAATTATACAAAAAGAAACCAGAAGTTCTTGTTAATGCAGAAAAGGCAGCTGAAGAGGAGATGAATTCTAATCCATCTCTTTCTATAATAGAGTCTATAGATGAATCTAAAGAAGATTATTTAGAATCTCTATCACCATATGGATTATCTAATGATGATACATTAAAACTCTATAAAGCAATATCTGAATATAAAGATACTTCTAAAGTATCTGGATTATATTCTAAATTACCAAAGAAGATTCAAGAGTTAGCAAATGGATTTGCTAATGCTGGTGGAATGAGAGTATCTAAAGATGATGCTGCTGGGATATTATTAGATCAGTTTATTAATGATGCTAAATTGAATAATACTCTTGAATCTTATACTAATGATATGAATAATACCATTAGTAATATGAGTACAGAATATGATGATATCTTTACAGCTGCTACAGAAGAGATATTTAATCGTATTGGTGAGTTTGATGTTAGTGATCCTGAGAAGGCTGAGAAGTTAAAACAGATTAAGAAAGCATTTGAATACTCTAGAGATTATCTATTGCTAACAAATAGTGTTATAGAGGGAGATCTTCCAAAGAAGTATATAATTAAGAAGTATCTTAATATGTATATCTCTAGAGTGTATATGTTTAATAAAACAATGAATGAGAAAGAAGGGGTTAAATTCCCCGATATATCTGAGATGATTCAGATTGTTCATGATGTTGCTGCAAGAAGAGATGAGCATTTCAGTGATGATGTTCTTAAGATCTTTGCAGTGATTATTATAGATGAGATAATGAGATTAGATCTTGATGGTGAGAAGAATGTAAGTAATCTAGCTTATGCTTATAAACTTATAAATAATATCTACACTCTTAAGTTTATAGGTAACTATAGTGATTCTCAGAATGATATTATTGATAGTATCATTAAATCCTTAAGAGGAATTGAAACTAAAATCAAATAATTTTAAGGAGGTTGGTAATATGGAAGGTCCTTACTTAACAAGAACTAATTATCAATATGGTCAGACTTTCTTTGATCAAGAGGTTCCACATTATAATTCAACTAGACATCATACTCTAGCTGGTAATAGTAGTGGTACTGTAGAGATAGGTTTTACAGATGAATCTACATTAGCAGATTCTAATCCACCATATAATGTACCATCAGTACAACAGATTAACACCATAATGGTTAAATCTCTTAAGATACATATCCATGGAGATACACCTAACCAAGATAGAGCTTATACATTAACCCCTGGTGAGAGGTATGCTATCATATATGTAGCAGAATCTGGAGTATGTGTAGCTGATGGTTATTTAGAAACATTTGGTGCTTCTATACCAGATAAGTGTGATAAGTATATTGGTGTTACTGATACATCTGTATCTGAAGCATATCTAGTTATGGATTGTTCTACTAGAGGTAAAGCTGATAGGAGAAGAATCTATATAGCTTCTATAAGAGATATTAACCCATTAGATATTGATGAAGAATATAAGAAACCAGAAGTTCCATCAGATGTAAGAGAGCATTCCATATTAGAGAAACTTCAGACTCTTGTTAAAGAGATTGAAGCTGGAGATATTGGTATTGCTTATAAAGATCTAGAAGATAGAATAGATCTTTTAAGTAGAGATGTTAGAGGAATGAAAGAAGTAGTAGATACAATTTTAGTGATTAAACAAGAACCTTAAGTATTTTATAATAACCCTCTAGGGATCTTCCCTAGAGGGAATAATTTTGCTGACTTTTATATAATACTTTATTATATAAGGAGGTGTAAAGGAGTAT